CCAGGGGGTTCCACTTGGGACTCCATAGAGGGCAGACGCGAGGGTAACGTTTGGGGAGAAGTGCCTCCACGGGACATGTCTATGTCTCGCGGGGCGCCAAACCTTGACGTACCTGATGCTACTGCGCCAGCGGACTTGCCAGCGCTGTTCGTCGTCATGGATAACGAGATCACCGAGTCCGATAGGACCACGGAGCCTACGTATCCGACTTGGCAATGCGTCAGTGACGCACAACCAAGCACGGCGAACACACTCCCAACGCTCAGGACTATCCGCCGTGGAACGGCGGAGACCATTAGCAAAGGAGATGAGCTGTTGCGGGTCATTAGGAGACTCCTCGAGAAAATGAGGCCGGACGGCCACACCCCGAAAGAAGTCTCCCCCACAACTTTCTCTGAAAGGACCATCCACAAACGTTTTGCGTTTATTTGGGGTCATCCCGAAGAAACTCAAAGTAGCAAGAACATCCTTTGAAACATCCGTGGGGACAATGATGTCGTCCCCATAGACGTAGACATCCAGACCGGGCACCAGCTTATAGCCAGTGGGGTCTAGAGCGAGAACTAGGATCAAAAAGATCAAAGTTTCGAGTTCAAAGGTGAAACCATTTCCCATGCTGCTGAATTTACTCAGCAAACGCCAACTTCCTCGAAAGAAAGTGGCGTGTGATCTCAGACTGTCCAATGTCTGAAACCAGCGATCGGGGAGAACCAACTTGACAAGGTTGGAACAAATGGTATCGCTCGCATTCGAGAGATCGATGGTAGCAAGATGGCCTTGGATTGAGGCCTCACGCGCTAACCGCGCGTGAATATCTTGACCACGCCGGAGGTCAATATCGACACCAGCCGCCTTAAGACGAGATCGGATGATCCGTCCATAAGCTAACTGGTAGAAGACGTTGACCGAAGGTTCAATGGCAATGCCACGATCCTTAGAACAATCCTTGGGAACCGTTGTGAAGCGATTCCCGCGGACGAACTCCGGAACTCTCCGCTCTGACGCACAGGTTTTACCCCATGCGTTACCATACCACTGCAGTAGGTACGGCCAAGCAAAGCGTGTCAGGGTGGGTACTGAAGACATCTTATGTGGAACGGTACTCCGTCTACCACTATCACCAAACGTCGCACCCGGACCGTGTCTGCCGTCGATATCACTATCGGGGCAAGGTCCTAGGATCTTAGCTGCTATCTTTCGCGCCCGTGAGAGAAACTCACAAACGCCCTGCTCAGTTCCAGGCAAGCCTGGAGAAAGGTAGGGTAGCAGCCGCCTATTTGTGCGAAAACACTCCTCTTCAGAGGAGAGAAAGGACTCTTCTGCCACCAACGCCCGATTTACGGACGTAGGTAACTCACGGAGTTTTCTCACCAAATCGACCGCCATGGAATCTCTCCAGAATCGGTCAGCTGAATCGTAGTGCCGCGGATCAAGACGCTGGGAAGCAATCTGATCCCACTCGCCGGCCTTCCAAAGTAAAGAAACTTTGAGGCTTACGGGTGTGGCGAGGTCCTCGAAGAGTCGAAGGACCGCTTTCTCCACTGCTGTGGACAGAAAGTTACTCGGCATGTGGGCTCCTGCTAGTTAGGTAGGAGCGTAGCCGGACTTCATGGCCGCTTTAACGATGGCGGAAGCCACCAGATTCCCCATTTGGGAAGCTGCTTCGTTCACATCAGCATCCGGCATATCGACCGGAAGGATGAATGAAAACGAACCGTTAGCGCGGGCCACGACCGACTTTTCACCAGTGTCGCCACTGGTGACCACAGTGGGGTAGGTATACTGGCC